CCTGCGGCATGAAAGTCGTTAAGGTCTACGGCGCACTCCGCAAAAAGCTGGGGCAATGCCGGTTCCAGTTTGAGGCCGACACGCCAGCGCAGGCGCTCAAGGCACTTTGCGTTAACTTTCCCGGCCTAGAAAAGTGGTTATTGGATAGCGAAAACGACGGTGTTGGTTATCGCGTAACCATTGGAAAAGAAAAACTTACAGAACACAATGCAGGCTTAATTGTTGGTCCGTGGAGTGAACGTGAAGTATTCAGCATTACCCCTGTATTGACTGGCGCAGGACAAGGCGCGGGACAAATTTTTGCGGGCATCGGTCTTGTTGCGTTGGCTATCGTTGCCGGTCCCGCCGCAGGTGGCTTCTTGGGACTTGGCCTTGGTTTAGGTGGTGCCACGGGTGCTGGCGCTGCTGTCAGCCTTGGCTTGGTTGGAGGTGTCGCTGCTTCTGCGATTGGTGGATTAGGTGTTGCCTTGGTTCTTGGTGGCGTCGCTCAAGCTCTTTCGCCTGCTCCGGTTAATTCAACCGCCGCCGTCAATACGTACGAGCGCGGACGCGACGCCGCAAAGTTTGAATCCTTTACTTTCTCGGGCATCGTCAACACCGAAAAGCAAGGCTTGCCAGTGCCAATTATTTATGGCCGGTGCTTCACCGGATCGTCTGTAATCTCTGTTGGTATTGACGTCGATCAACTGATATGACACGAATTGTTGGCTCTGGTGGTGGCGGTGGTGGCGGTTGCTTCCTAGGGCATACGCTCGTCGCGGTTCCCAGCGGCCAACGCCGCATTGATGAACTACAGCCAGACGATCTAGTTCTGAGCTTTGACCACACCGGCGAAGTCCACGAAGCCAAGATCCTCAAGGTTCACGAACACGAAGGCGAGCGCGTCATTCGTTACACGCTCTGGGGCGGACAGCATCTTGATGCCACCCCGAACCACTGGGTTCTCAACCAGTTCAATGCGTTCGTCGAAATCAACACGCTCGGTTCTGACGACTGCCTCGTTGACCACAACAACCACCTCCGCCCCATCGTCAGTAAGACCGAATTCTGCACTGGCACTGTCTACAACCTGACCGTCGAAGGTCACCACACCTTCATTGCTAACGGTGTTCGCGTCCACAATGCCGGCCTCGGTCTTGGTATCGCTGGCGCTGGTGGCGGTGGAGGTGGCGGTGGCGGCAAAGGTGCTGGCGGTGGTGCTGCACAACGAACCCCAACAGAGGCAGACGATTCGCTGCAGTCGGTCCAATACGCCAATGTGCTGGACCTTCTTGGTGAAGGCGAAATTCAAGGCATTGAAAACAGCACCAAGGGCATTTATCTCGATAGCACGCCAATCGTTGATGCCAACGACAGCCCTAACTTCACGGGCTACACCGTTGTTACCCGCAATGGCACGCAGGATCAGGCGGTTATACCGGACATTATTGGCACTGAAAGTGAGAACATCGTCAACGTTGAAATCACCAAAGATTTTCCTGTAACTCGTTCGATTGCCAACAACAACATTGATCGAATCCGCGTCACCATTGTTATCCCAAACCTTCAACAGTTTCAGACCAACGGCGACATCCTTGCGACCAGCGTCTCGCTAGAGATCAAAGTTCAATACAACGGCGGCGGCTTTAACACCGTTCTTTCTGACACGATTGCAGGCAAAACTAGCAGCCGCTACCAGCGCGATTACATCTTTGAACTGACTGGCGCGTTCCCAGTTGACATCAAGGTCGTTCGCACCAGTGACGATGCCTCATCAGCTAGAACGCAAAACGAACTGTACTGGTACAGCTACACCGAAATTATTGATCAGCGATTCCGTTACCCAAACTCCGCACTTGCGTTTCTGCGCTTTGATTCGCGCCAGTTTAATAACATCCCAAGCCGCAAATATCTGGTTCGTGGCATCAAAGTTGCCGTCCCAAGCAACGCCACGGTTGACACCACTACGTATCCGGGTCGCATCACCTACGCCGGTGTCTGGGACGGAACTTTTGCCGCAGCAACATGGACAAACGATCCGGCTTGGTGCTTGTGGGATCTACTGACCAATACCCGCTACGGTGCCAGTATTCCCACCAGCAACCTTGACCGCTACGACTTTTATTCAATTAGCCAATACTGCAACGAGTTGGTTGATAACGGCAAAGGCGGCTTGGAGCCTCGTTTCTCGTGCAACCTGCTGATTAACAGCCGCGACGAGGTTTACAACGTCATCCAAGAGATGACCAGCCTGTTCCGTGGCATTGCCTATTACGGTGCTGGCTCACTTGTGTTGCAACAGGACAAACCCGGCGATTCGCAATACCTGCTAGGACCAAGCAACGTTATTGACGGCATTTTTGTTTACAGCGGCACATCTCAAAAGGCACGTCATACCACCGCAACTGTTGCGTACCAGACCTACGAATCGCTTGGCGAAGTTCAATACGAATACGTTGAAGATGCAAGCGCCGTTTCTAAATACGGCATCATCAACAAAGACATCAAGGCGCTTGGTTGCTATAGCCAAGGTCAAGCGCACCGTGCTGGCAAATGGGCGCTGCTGAGCGAACAAAACCTCACAGAAACCGTCACCTTCTCGGTATCAATCGACAGCGGTATCATCCTGCGCCCTGGGATGGTGATCGACATTGCCGATCCGATGAAGGCTGGGACACGCCGCAGTGGGCGCATCAGCTCTGCCACCACAACCGCCATCACCGTTGACAGCAACACCAATCTGACCGTCAATCTATCCAACAGCCCAACGGTCTCCGCGCTGATGCCCAACGGCTTGGTGGAAACCAAAACCATTAGCAGCATTTCCGGCACAACAATTAATGTCAGCAGCGCGTTTAGCGAAGCACCCAACGCCAATGCCATCTGGCTGATTCAAACCAGCGATGTTGAAGCACAGCAATTTCGCGTCCTCAATGTCGCTGAGGCTGAAGGCGGGATTTATGGCGTAACCGCGTTGGCGTACAACGAGTCCATTTACGCCTCCATTGAAAGCGACCTTGTAATTACTACCCCGACAATTTCAACGCTGACCCAAACTCCGGGCGCCGTATCCAGCATCAACGGTTACGAATATCTTTACGCCGAAGGAAATAGCGCCCTTGTTGGTTTCCAACTTGATTGGATCCCACCCGCTGGTGCAGTCAATAACTACGTTGTCCAATATCGGATGGACGATGACAACTGGCAGCGAATCAATACAACCGCTCCATCGACTGCTTTAACCAGACTGCGTGAAGGCAGGCTCTACGTTCAAATCCAAGTTGAAAACGCCTTAGGCAAGACGGGTCCAATTTCAACGGCAACATTTGACTTGGTTGGCAAAACCGCTAACCCCGCCGATGTTCAAAACCTGCAACTTGAAGTCCTGAGCGACAACACAGCACGCCTTAGCTGGGAACCATCGTTTGAAATCGACGTTGTAAATGGTGGCGCGGTTTATGTTCGCCATTCCGCTTTAACTGACGGCTCCGCTAGCTGGAACGATTCGGTTGACCTTGTCCCTGCGCTCCCCGGAAACGCAACCACCGCCACAATCCCGCTGGTAGAAGGTGAAATCTTCGTTCGTTTCATTGATGATGGCGGACGCCTCAGCCCCAACGAAACCAGCGTCATCATTGACCTGCCTGAAACCCAAGGCAAGCTGATTGTCCAAACCCGCCGCGAAGACCAAGACAGCCCACCGTTCCAAGGCAGCCAAGTTGATGTTTTCTACGACGATGGCTATGACGCCCTAACGCTGGATGGCACTCAACTCCTTGACAGCGTCCCCGACGTTGATGCGCTGACTTCGTTCGACTTCATGGGCGACATTACGTCCACCGGCACCTACAGCTTCGCCAATGCACTCGATCTCGGCAGCACATTCTCGCTGGATCTAGCGCGCCATTTCGTTACCCGTGGCTTCCTGCCTAACGACACAGTGGACGGGCGTTCCGGTTTGGTTGACGATTGGCTGAACTGGGATGGCGCCGATGTGAACCGCGTTAATGCTGTCCTGAAGGTTCGCACCACTGATGACAATCCCAGCGGCACACCAACTTGGTCGGCCTATCAGGAGTTCATCAGCGGCACCTACAAAGCGCGGGCGTTCCAGTTCCAAGCCGAACTGCAGTCCAATGACGTTGCGCAGAACATCCTGATCGACGAGCTGGGTTACACCGCCACGTTGCAGCGGCGGACCGAAAACAGCAACGGCACGATAGCCAGTGGAGCAGGCGCCAAGGCCATCACCTTCGACAAGCCATTTTTCGTTGGTACGGCCAGCTTGGGCGGCGTCAATACCTACCTCCCCAGCATCGGCATTACGGCGTTAAACATGGGAAGCGGCGAATACTTTGAGGTCACCAGCATCAGCAGCACCGGCTTCACGGTCACCTTCAAAAACTCGGGTGGAACGGCGGTCAACCGTAATTTCAACTGGAGTGCGGTTGGCTATGGCCGAGGCGGCTAAAGTTGGACAAATACTGTCCTTGTAAGGACTCGGCATGGCTCAACACGATTATGTGATTGCTAACGGCACCGGCGCTGCCGTCCGTTCCGATCTCAACAACG